CCACGCCTCCAATGTCCAGGCCGCAGTTAGCTTAAGCGCGGCAGGAGCCCCGCAATTGATATAGCCGCTAGTCCCGTTAAGGCTGACTGATGGCCTGCCAGACGACGGAATCCCAGGCTGCCCAAGAGTATAGCCGCCAGTATATGTGCCGTTGTATCCGCCGACAGAGTCTATAGCTGTTGAGCCGCTCGTCTCGTCGAACCTCCAGTAGGCGAGCGGCGCATCCGCCAGCACCTCCGCATCATAATCTGACCCGCTAGATCCTGGGATCGTGATACCGGTGTCTGTTTCCTCATCACTCCACGTGTAGCTGGTGCCGGTCAATCCGGTCTCTGTGCGCAGCAGGGTGTCGGTCTCGCCGTAGAGCCTCAGCGTGTAGGTGGTGCCTGATTCCGGGCCGATGCTGGCATTTGTTTGGGCTGTCACATTGGTCTGCGTCAGACGATCCCTATGAGCCCATGAGATCGTGTATGCGCCGAGTATCGCAATCGGATAATACTCGCCATTGATCTGCACATTGCCCGGCGCGTAGGGCCGGCTGGTGCGCTGGTCGAATGCCGTGGTGATGATCCCTGCGGATGCAATAGGCAGCGTCCCCTGGCTGGTGATCGTGAGCAATTTGCTGTCGACTACGTCAGTCGGCGGATAGCTGTCAGCCGTTGTCCCGGATCCCTCCCATACCAGCCAGACGCGGGCGCCTGAGCTGTGGGCTGCTGGGACAGTATCCAGCACGCCGCGCCAGACGTTCGCCAGCGTGTACGCGCCCGGGCCAGTTTTGGTGACCTGCGCCGGATCGTAGGCGATCCACTCGCCCTCGACGATGATCAGCGTCTCGCCGCGCACTCTATCGTCGCCGTTGATCAAGTCGAAATCGATCGCGCTGGACAGCAGGATGGTGCTGGTGTTCTCGATCGCCAGATCGGCGGCCAGAACGGCTGTCTGAGTGAACATCGGCACGACGCCGCGGCGCTCGAACGCCTGCGTCGAGCGTCTGGTCCAGACCTCATACCCCTCAGCGTCTCCGCCCGGTCGTTGTGCCACGGTGAGCAGGTTGCCTGTGTCTTTATCGGTCACTGCTGGATCACCGGCGATCCACCAATACGGCGCCTCGATGACAGCAGCATTGGGGGCTGGAGACGGCGGCTGACTGATCGGCGTCCACTGGCTAGGAGGCGCCGGGGCGTAGATGCTCGGCTGCGTGAATTCGCCGTCGCCGATGCCGAACAGATCTTGCACCAGATCAATTTGGATGCGGCCATTGGTAAGCTCGCCGTAACGGATATGGGCGACCCTGAGAACCATGTCGGTGATGCCAAGCTCAGGCCACGTGAACCTGATTGGATCGCCCGGGCGATACGTGCCTGCCATGCGGTTGGTTTGTACCGTGGCCTGCGCCATCGGCTGACTGCGCATGCGCAGTTCGCGCCAAGCAATCAGCCCTGCAGTGTCGGAGTTGCTGGCGCCCTGGAAATCCAACGAGACCGAGACAACAGCGGCCTGGATATGCTGATTGGCCAGATCCTGGGCCGTGATCGTCCGGCCAACGAATCCGTCCGCTCTGTCAGTGTAGCTGACTACCACCTCGTTAGTGGTCTCGTCCCATGCGCCGCGGCTGAATTTGTCGAGCGAGATCACGTTGCTAGGGTCAAGGACAGGCAAATTGCTGATCACGTAATCGTTGCGGATCAGCTTCAGGACGCGTTTGCCGGTGACCTCGTCGGAATAGATGATCCCGTCGATGTGCTCCAGGATCTGCCGCGCAATATCCTCAACAGTCGCCTGATTGTTCCAGATAGCCGAGATTCCTAGTCCCTCGGAATGCAGCTTGTTTGCTGCAGAGATGAATGACGCCTTATCGATCAAGCCAGGAGCCATCCCGGCGCCCCAGTCGTAATTGATGTGCAGTTCATAGAGCAGTTCAGCCGGGTTCGCGTCGCCATTGATGTTGTGTTTGCCGGAATTGAGCGGCCGCGGGAACCGCTCGACTTCGAACACCATCGGGCGCAGGTAGGGCGAGTTGCCAACATATCCAGGTGTGTGCCACACGAGATAAGCAAGGCCTCTCCATGCCGGGATGCCAAGGCCGTTGCCGAGTTTCTCGTCCAGATAGGCGTTGACGGACTGATTGAACTCCCCTGAGTGGAAATCGACCGTCGCCTCGACGCCACCGGCCGAGTCTTTGTCTCCGAACAACTCTGGCTCGTCGATTGTAATCGTGCCGTCTTTGATCGATCCGACCCATGCGTCTTTCTTCTCGAATGAGATCCTTTTGAACGCATCAATCGGCCCGTGGCAGAGCACAAAATGCATGCCGGCGTAATAGCGATAGCCGACAACCTGCTCATCGCCGCCGCCGAATAGTCCAGTGATCCCGCTGCCACCTGATTCCGCCGTGATAGCCGACACACGGTAATCGCCGTACCACACAAGGTTAGGTCCGCTAATCTGGACTGTGCCGGCCACAACAGGGATCTTGCGATCTGCCGTTGCGGTAGGAAACTGGAAGTCATCGATGCTCGCGGCCTTCGGTATCCTCTGCTCTGGACGAAGCAGTTCGCCGAGGATCGTTGCCGTGAGCCAGACTGCGATGGTCCACCACATCAGACAGGACCCACGATGTTTTTGGCGCCGAACTTTGATGTTTTGGCGATTGTGCCTGAGCTGTCACCAGCCTTCTTGCCGGCCAACCCAGTCTGGAATGGGTTATCGCGCGGGATCCATGGGAATCCGCCGAAATTTGGTGCGTTGCTGAACTTGTCCCGGCACGTGAGTCCGGCACGATCGCAGCCTGCATACGCCTCGATCGTATCTCCTGGGCTCAGGTTCTCGAACGGGCTCAGGAGCGTGACGTTAGATCCGCTATGAGCAACCACCATCCGGTAATCCTCCTGCGCTACGCGCACATAGCCGGACACCCACCAGCCGTTAGGATGCAATGCGAATATGCCGGCCGACAGGCTCGTGCCGTTGACGCTGCCGACTGTGCCGACTGCACGAAACGACTCCGGATTGACCGTGCATCGCGTGTCGTACAGCATGTGTTGGCAATTGATCCCGTAGGATCTGCGCAGAGCTTGCCTTTTGAGCATGGCATCCATCGGCTCGCACATGATATTTGCCATGCTTCCGCGCCACTCGACAGATCGTACCCGTCCCTGCCAATAGGCGATGATGTCGGCGAGATCATCCCGATGCGCACGGTAGACGGTAATACCTGTCGTTGATGCCGGCACAAATACGCGGTAGAGCAGCGCCACATCGTTGTCACGCGGCACGGTGATCGTCAGCGGCCCGGATTTCTGCTGATCATAATCCGGCTCGTCGCGCGTAATTGGGATTGGCGCGTAGACATCACCCAGCCATGTGATCTCGGTGTCAGAGATGGTATACGTCCACGAGTCTGCACCACGGGTGAACCGATACAGTTCGATTGGCGCGCCGTCGTCTATGCTGGATTCAAGTGTTGCGTAGCTCACGATGCCACCAATTTGAGTCGTGTTTTGGCCTCGGCCACCTCGGCGCTGTGCCAGGCAATCTCGATTTGATCCGCATCCAGCCGATGCAAGCCCATCAGCGTGATGTAGGCGCCTGGATCCAACTGCACCGGCAATCCGCTGTCGATCGTGATCCGCTCCTGGCCGGATACGACCTGATCCCATGAGACGATTCGGCGCAGCGCAAGCGTACCATCTGGCAGGCTAATTGCAATGTCTCTCCTCCCTGGCGTGCCGGCGTAATAGCTACGGTATCCGATGTCAGTGATGGTCATGACAGTTGCGCCGGCGCCAAGGATTTGGACCAGCTCGATATCACGCTGCCATGTCGGGATGTAGACTGGTTTCCATCTGCCCCTACGCTCTGTCACGAACTGCTTGAAATTGCTGATCTGTTGCCGTCCATTGAGCAGCCACGCGTAATCGCGCACGATCTCTGGGCGATTGACTGGGTCGTCAACCGTAATCGGCCCGGTCTCGAAGTCGATCCACTCGGCCACGCGAGACGCCTCGTCCTCCAGCGCATCGACGCGATTTGGCTGCAGGAGATAGACGTCCTGACCCTGATACTGCGTCGGCGCCGGACCCTCGATGCCACCGAGCGGTTGCATGGGCTCGATGCGCCAGAGCATGCGCACGGTCTCGGCCACTGTCGCGGTATGACGTATCGATCGCGCACGGTCCGCGAGGCGTGCCAATCTAGCAGGCATCACCTTGGTCCCGGCCGGCCAGGTACCGCCGATTGGACGTTCGAGCGTGATGCTGTTTGCGCCTACAGATTGCACGTCCACGAACTCATACGTGAAATCGTCCAGCCACAACACCGCCAGCGAGTCGGCCGCATATCCGCGGTATTGTGTCGGCACCGGGATACTGGTTGAGCCCGCGGACAATTGTGTGGTCAGAACGTGCGGATCCGTCCAAATAGGTAACGCAAACACACGCGCGCCCCATCCCCAGAGTAGCGCGTCAGCACGGGCGGCCTGCGCGGCCTGGGTGATCGTGCTGAACTCGAACTCTCGGCGCGGGATCGATCGCAGGGAAATGCGTTGCTCGCTGCCGTCTCTTGCTGTGAGGATGTCCGTCCGCCATTGCAGGCGTTCGATGATCGGCTCGATCCAATTCGGTCGGAATGCGAACCCAATAACGCGCGATGCGGTGACATTGAGCGTCGGCGCCTGGCCTGGAAAGTTGAACGTGTACAGTGCATCGATTGTCGGCGGCCCGCCAATGTCCACATTGAGCACGTAGACCACAGATTCCAGCGGACCATAGGTCTTGGATGTCGGGCCAGTGAGCACAAGCCCTTCGTCTCCGGTTGCCGTGATGCTGCTCAGCAATTGCGAAGATGAGTACGCATTCCAGACCTCAACGTTGCGCTCCTCGACCGACACCAGATTGCCGAGCGACAGATTCGCCGGCACAACATGGATGCGATCGTACCAATCCAACACGCCGAAACTCCCGGCCAGATCTCCGGCGCGAGTGTTGGCCTGCTGACTCACAGGCAAATTGACCGTGCGCACATTGGCGCCAGGATCGAGCGCGCCATCGAGGAATTTGAACGGGTAGTAATCGGCGTCGTAATCGTCGAAATTGGACGTCACGACGATATGCAAGATCTCCTGATCAGGCGCAGCGGGGATGAATCCGGCGAATGTAGCCACGTTCAAGGCCCGTCATATTTGATTGCCATGCCAGCGTGCAATGTCGTCGGAGTTGCATCAGTCGCGCCACCCTTCTCCAACCACGGGAACACCATCCACCGTTGCCCGCCGATATCGATGATATCCGCAGGCGAGTGATTGATTACGTTGCAATAGCGCAGATGCTCGACGCGCCCAAGCGGCGACCACATCCCGTCAGGACGTTGTGCATAAACGATGATCGGCTGCAAAGTCATCAGGCCGTTGAATGCGGATACTGAGCGTGTCACGAGTGGCCATACATGGATAGACGCAACTGCAATTGGCGTGCCTCCATCCATTTGTGCGGACCACCACACGTTGTTGTCAATTTCGGCATGCAACGTGCTATTACTGTGCCCAAACCCACTACTGAACGATCGGTTATTATGGAATAATACCGGCGGCTGAACATCTCCTCTATTCTGCGCGTCGAATGCATATTGTAAATATATTATCCCCTCGAATGGCGCCCCGTAATATTCCCCTCCCGTATACGTGCCGTATTTGGTTAGCGAGCCAAACGTCATCCACTGATAGCGCGTGATCTGATAGCGGATGACTACCTCGATGCTGTCGGGGCTAGCATGGTTGAAAAACCAATATGTTACAGGCCATGAGATGGCGCCGTTATATGCATTGCTCATGAATGGCCGCCATGGCGCCATGCTTGGCTGCGCATTCCATGCCTGCAACCCATCGTAGCCGAGGGATCCGCCGATATAGAGTTCTGTGTCGTCCGCCTGGGCCAAAAAGTTGGCGTAGACATTGCCTTTCTGCAAGTGCAGCCGCCAATCCGAGCCGGATGCGGCCCACATGTTCTGCGTCCAGCCGTTCGCCGTGGCGAATTGTCGCAGCGCATCCAGCAGGTTGATTAAGCTCGTTGCCGTCCCGGTCTGGAATGCCATCAGCTCAACCTCACCGCGAAATAATTGCGCACGCCGTTGCGGAACACGTTCTGGACCATGAGATAGTCGGTGCCTGAGATATTGATCACATCCTCGACTGCCGCAGCGTAGCCTGGCACGAAATACACGCCATGCATGTAGCCATACCGATTAGGCCCGCCGTCCTCCAGTTCGATTGGGAACAGCGGGTAGCTGTCTCCTGGGGCGGGACGGTAGTTGTAGAGCGTGGCGCCTGATGCCATGGTAGACGGCCACAGATCAGGCGAGATATGCGATCCGACGACGTTGCGCAGCGCCAAAGACGCTGGTGAGAAAGCGAATGCGGAATGCCCAGCCGATGTATCTGACCAGCGCGTGCCGCTATCTGATGCTAATGTCCCGCCGACCATAATCGGATAGGGGAATTGCGCCGGCGTCGCATAGGGAAGGATGAACCCGCCGTAAAGCGCCTCGTAGACGGTACTGATTTTTGCGACGACAATGAACCGCCGCCCGTTGCGGACGAACCAATAGGGGATTGACTGATCCCAGAGCGCAATTGCTCGAGGCGAGCTTGCGCCGGGCTGCATCGCGAACGTATTCTCAGGCACGTAGCCGATGAACGATCGGATGCGCCAGTTGAACCAATCGCTGGTACTGCTGGCATATCTCTGCATCCCGACGAAGATTTCATCAGAGCTCGATAGACCTGGACCGCGGACGATCAATTCAGGGATCAAAGACGACAGCGCGAGATTGGTGCCACCGACCGTGTCGCGCATCTCGATCTCGTTGATCTCGGTGTAATTGGCGTCGCCATTGTTTGCCGTGATGTACAGCCGCCAATAGGCGTGGGATTGTCCGCCCGGGGCAGTGAAAGTGCGCACCTCGTTTGCGCCCCATGCGGTTTGCCCGGTGTAACTGGCGTGCGTTGTCCATGCGGTGTCGTCGTCTGAGTATTGCAGGGCAAAATCCATCGGCGCACGGGTTGGATTTGTCGCCCATGATCTGACCTTGATTTCGACGACCTCGGTCTTGTCGTCGAATTGCACGCGAATCCAGCTCGGCACGTGCAGGCCGGAGAATGTGCGCCAGCCGTCGTCGCCGGATACCACGCCATTGAATGCCTCGGATGGCGGCGTTGTGCCATCATATTGGCTGCTCGACAGATACGGCTGCCCGGCCAGTGGAGCAGCCGGCACCCAGCGCATCACGTCCCACTCGGCCGAGAGGAACGCATGCAGTTTGCGCATCAAGTCGCCATGGCCCGCTGCTGTCCCGATTTCGATTGCCATCAGATCCCCAGTAGTCTGCGGTTTTTCGACACAACGTTGAGGATAACACGCTCACCGGCTGATGAGCTCATCTCATCGCGGATCGTCTGCCCGTCGAAGGCGTTGATGTTGCGGATATTCACAACCGGCGGTTGCGGAGCGGAATTGAACCGATGCCGCGGATCATTCTCTGTCAAAACCTCCTCGCCACGGCGTAGGATCGCCGGCATCTCATCAGCAGCGAGTCCGGCAATCCCGCCAGAGTGATACCGAGTGGCGCCGAGGAACGCCAGTGGTGATACGCTGCGACCGGCAGACGCCTGCCCGACAACGCCGCCGGCATGGAACAGGCCGGACAGGATCCCGCCGATCCCACCGGTTGCGCCGGTCGCTGCGCTGGCTCCGGACAGGATGGCAGCCGCAGCTTGTGCACCGGATACGATGCTGGCTGCTGTCGCGGTACCTGCCGCCGTAAGCGCCCCTGCGCCTGTCGTGGCACCGGTGGCGATCTCAGTCCCAGTCACGGCGCCACCGCTGGTCAGGGTCGCAGCTGCGGCGGCTGCGGCGGCCTGCTGCTGGGCCATGACGGCCGCTTCATCCGTGCCGCCGAGGATCTGATTGAACAATCCCTGAGGGTTGATCTGCTCGAACAGCCTGGCGGCCAGCGCCTCGCTGGTCATCTGGCGGATGACCTGCACGAAGTTGAACAGCATGCCATCCAAACCGCCCTGGAACGGATCGAACAGGAAATCAGCGAACGCATCCTGCATGTTCCTGGCTGCCTGCTCTGCGAAAGCGCTCATCTCGTCGGTGACTTGGCGGGCCGCCTCGTTGGCGTCGTACAGAGCACCGGAGAGAGCCCGCACGGCCTCGCGTTGCTCATCTGTCGCCTCGATCGACAGACGACGTACCGCCTCATCCTGCGCCCGCTCCCTGGCGCTCATGCCTAGCAGGCGGATCTCATCTGCCAGCGCCATGAGCGTGGCATCATCTGATGCCTGAAGCTCACGACGCGCTTCCGCCTCGGCCTCTACCGCCTTGCGATGCTCCTCCATGATCTTTCGGTTTTCTTCCAGCGCCTCGGCCTCGCTCTGGATGCGCTGGATTTCGCCAACTAGGGCCTGCGCCCGCGCAATCGTGGCGTCGTTTGCGCCGAGTTGAGCCAGCCGGTAGAGCGCTACCTGCTCTGCCGTCATACCTTCCGTCGCGGCCTGCTCGCGGAGTGATTCGATGATCTGCTGGATCGATTTTGCGCGATCGTCTGCGGCTTTTTTTGCGGCGTCATCGCCTGCTCCTCTGCGCGGAGGAGGCGGAGGAGGCGGAGGAGGCGGAGGAGGCGGAGGAGGCGGCGTAGGAGGAGTTGTAGGCGGTGCCTCATCACCAGAGAATAATTGCGTCGCACCGAATGCGCCAACTGCTCCGCCTGCAACAGCGCCTACAACAGTCCCAATCGGGCCGAATGCCGATCCTAATGTGGCGCCTATCCTGGCCGCCTTCAGAGATACCAGCGCACCGGCTATCAGTTCCAGATTCCGCGCCAGGACAGCAGCGCTGGAAATGAGGTCTCCGATATCGCTTCCCAGGTTCCTGAGACTCGCCCGCAAGCTGGGATCAGACAATCCGCGCGTCAGCTCCTCGATTCCGTCCGTCAGACCGTCCAGGAAACCAGACCGCGCAATTTCCGCCTGCAGGTTGAATACCTGCGTCCTAAATCTATTGATAGATGCCTGTGCCGATGATGTTGCCGCATCCAGGCCAGATCCGAAAGTATTCCTGAGCTCTTTGGAGAGCTTGGGCAGCATATCCTCCGCCGTGATTTCGCCCTGCGCCAACATCTCGCCGAGCGCTTCTGTCGTCACTCCCATTGCCCTGGCGGCAATCTGGAATGCTCCAGGTAAGCGCTCGCCGAGCTGGCCGCGCAACTCCTCGGACGATACCGTTCCCTTGCTGATGATTTGCTGAATTGCTGTCAATGCGCCAGCCGTCTCATCGGCTGACAGGCCCATGATGGTTGCGGCCTCGCTGACGGCGCTGAAAATGTCTCTTGCGCCCTGGCCTTCCAATGCGGTTCCACGTGCCGCCGCTGACAGCGAGACAAATTGTTTGCCGGCTGATTCTAGATCCAATCCTAGGCGTTCAGCCTCCGCCCTGACGAATTGCAGTCCAGATGCAGCCGCCTCGGTGCTCCCAGTGGCAGCCAACATGCCGCGCTCCATGCGCTCAACGGCCAACCCAGCATTTGTCACGCCGCGCAGAACAGATACAGCGCCCAACCCGATCAGGGCGTTCTGCACCGAGAACACCGCACCGGATAATTTGCCGAGCGTGGATATTGCGCGATTCGCCCCATTCTCTAGCGATCGGAATGGGTCTGATATTGGCCGACGCGCGGTATTGCCGACGCTGGTCAGTTGTTTCTCGACAGAATTCAGCGCATTGCGGGCCGCATTGACGTCGGCCTTGATACGTAGCGCGAGATCGAGGTTATTGGACATGGTACTCAGCCGGATGATATGGACAGGCGATTGGCGGCTGCATTTGCACGGTCACCGGCACGTAGACGTATCGCATTGCGTCGCTGTTGGCGCAGCCTGAGAGCAAGATCGCGATTGTGATGATGATGCGCATATCATACCCTCATCCGTTGCGTAGCCGCTTGAGCACGGCGTCAAGATCCTTGGCCCCCAATGCCGCTGCAATCCCCTCGATAAAATCAGCCTGCTCGCGCCTGCGACGGATCGCCAATACCTCGGCATAGCGGCGAACCTGCCGCCAGGTCAATCGTCTGGCGATGTCGTGGTGGTCTCGTCCGAATCCGGCTGTGACGAGGTCGGCGAATAGCTCGGCGATCGGGATAGGAGAGCCCGTCCGATCGTCTCCGATAGCACGAGCTGTCTCGTAAAAAAACCAGCATTGGCCGCCCATGCCGCGCTGCGTAATGCATCACCATCGGATCCGGCGAGAGACTCTACCCAGGATACTGGTTTGCCGCACGACGCGGCGCACAGCTCGATCCACGCATCAGGGTGATCATAGAGCAGGGCATCCACCGAGCTGATCGTGATCTCGCCGTCGCTATTGGCGATGGCCCGCATGTCTGCCAGCACGCCACGCAGCTTGGGCATCATGCGCATCGACGCGGCCCAGGACAGCTCCCGAACCGCGATATCCTCGCCACCTATATGCACGGTGATGGGGACAGACTCGCCACCGTCGCCGAACAGGATATCAGCATCAGACGTCATACTGCCCGCCCGTCAACGTAGACTTGCGCATATCCGGATCGGGTGCTGATGCGCAGCTGGAACTGCATCTGCATTACGGTATCGCGGCTCTTGAACGCCAACTCACCGTCCGGGGCCATTTGGACCTTGGGGATATAGAGGTCTTTGTTGGGGCCGCTGGTATTTTCGGCAATGAACCGCAAGGCTCCGACCTTTGGGCCGAGCTGATCCGAGGCGATGCGCGAGCGGCTGTTGGCGGCCGGCGTGTAGTCGGCCAGCAGCGAGGCTCCGTCTGCGATGGTTCCGGCAGTCAGCGGGCGGAAGCGCCCCATAACGGCATCAAGCTCATAATCCGTACTGGCGGAGTAAGTCGGCGTGCCGCCGGAGCCGGTGATCACCACAGAACTGACATTGCGCACGCCTGTTGGATTCGACAGGCTGGCGCCAAGCTGGGTCCACTTGTCCTTCCATCCCTTGACAGCCTCGTCAACAACCGGAGTAGCGGATTGGTTGACCGTCGAGACTCCTCCAGCGACGAACAACGCGATGTTGTCGATCAGCGCATCTTTGATCGTGAGCGTGCCGCCACGATTCACCCGCGTTGTGATATCGAGCAGCTTCTCGGCGATCTTGCCATCGCTAGACCAATCCTCCAGCGTTTCAGGTGTAACGCTGAGTGAGAACCCAGGCGTCTCAGCCAGATAGCGCTCTCCAGTTCCGAGGGCGCCATTGGCATCCTCGATCTCGAAATAGATCTTGCCTGCACCTAGCACAATATCGGCCACGTCTTAGCCCTCCAGTTTGTTTGCGCCGGCACGTTTTGCCGGGGCGGTGGTAATGAATCCCTGCGCGGCCAGGCGATGGGCCTGATCATCACGCAATGTGATCGTATCTCCCGGATTGTACGCCACGCCGGCCTTGATGATAGGCGCCTTGAGCTTGTACAACTTTGGTGCGCGCATCACAGCACAATTGCGCAGCGGTACAGCTGCGGGTAATAAGCGAATCCGGCCTCGAATAGCGGCGCTGGGGCGCTGCCTCGAATCAATGGCCCATGATCTGCGCTTGGGCGCCATCCGGCAAGGGCCTGGATCACATCGACCATCAATGGCCCGGCGACCGATCTTGCTCCGCTGCCGCCAAGTGTATCCTTGCCGCTCCGCACGGCCACCACGATCATCCAGCGCTGTTGCACAACCTGTGAGTCGCCTAGGTCGCTCTGACCGGCTACTCCGGCCGGTTCGTCGCCGTTGTAGATCACGTGCAATGCCGGGGTGCGCTGGGCTCGCGCCTCTACGCCGGCGAGGTCAGCGGTGGTCATGACATTGGCCGACGGAACCCCGCTAACTTGAGCCCGAAGCCGTGCGACGATCAGCGACTCGGCTGCCAGATAATCAGTGATCACAGCGCCTCCCGCAGGTAATCGTTGACGACCTCGGCGACATCACGAGCCCACGACTCTGGCCAGGTTCCTTCCGGCAACATCGGCCTTGCCGGGATCCTACCGCGTCCGAATTGGTGGATCGTGGCGATATAGGCGCCGCTTTTCGGATCTCGGCGATTGCTGCCGACGACCACAGAATCGCCATCTACTCGATAGGCCCAGCTGTTCATCAGCATACCGGTATCGCGCAATGGCGATCCGCCGCGCTTGACTGGCGCCCATGGACGGCCATACGGATCTTTGCCATCGGCGAATCCGAGCCGGACGTTCTCAGTCACGACTGCACCGATCTCGGCCAGTGCATCATGCGGATTGCTCAGAGCACCAAGCAATTTGCCGAGCACATCAGTCACGCGCTTGTCATCGACTGTGATTGTCACGGCCATGTCAGTATCCCCATGGCATCATGGTATCCAGCCGCTCATCGGTGAATACCGTAGGGCTTGCCTTGACGACTGGCATGGCGTTGCCACCTGCATCACCGGATACCGGAGTGGCTCCAGGGATGTTGGCGTTGCCCTTGGACACGTCGCGCAGCCATGCCACCGCGTGATCATAGCGGCGGATGACCTCCTCGGTCGCCTGGTCGTCGTAGAGGTAGAACCGCGCGATATCGGCTGTCGCACCGATCAGCATGTCGCCAGGCACGATGATGGGAATCACGTAGCGCGTGCCGAGATACGCATCGGCCAGGCTAGCGGCTCGTTCGGTTGCCGCTGATACGCGGTCCGCATCGATGCCGCCGAGCCCATCCGGCGCAATCTGGCTCAGCTCATCCTGGCCGTATGCACTCTCCATGTCCGGCTGCGTGGCATAGGCCATACATCACGCCACAGTCGCTTTGCGCACAGCCTCAGGGCGTTGCACGATCGGCAGCGGATTGGATTCCAGACGAGTCCACGAGGTCGGCGGATCGCGGGTTTCCCAGGTATCCACGAACATCTGCTGCAGGGCAACGCCGTTGACCGTAGAGCACGGGCCGTGGTACTGCTCGAAGTACGGGCCAATCGCGGTTGTGATCATGGCATTGTCGGCCAGATACGGGGTCTCTGATCCTGCGTTGTTGGTGTAGGCGCCATTGATGCGCCGAATCTCGACACCGTGGAGCATGGACAGAACACCGTTCTCAAGCATGCTTGGACCCATCGGGCCGGCGAGCAGGGCCTGCACATCGGCATGCAGTAGCAGCTTCTGGTAGGCGGTCTTGCCGACATAGCAGATCAGCCTGACGTTGTCCGTGCGCAGGGCGCGGCTGACCGTCACGGCCGCATTGTCGAAGTATACTCTCGGGTTCGTAGTCGTGAAATTCACCGATCCATCATCGCCAACAGGGTAGGTAGCGATCACGTTGCCGGCGCCGTCGCTAACCTGGCCTTGCAAAGCTCGAATAGCCATCACTTCCTTGGTGCTGTTGAGCTTGTTCATCAGGTTCCGCAGCCGCCGCCCGACAAGCTGGGCCAGGCCGGACATGCCGTTGATGGTACCGGGCTGGCGGTAGAGCACCACATCGGATGGCGTGACAGAGAACTTCTCAGAGAATCGCGGGATGTTGAACGTCTTGGAATCGACGACCTCGCGGCTGGCGATGTTGCTCTCAGCGTCGCGCGAGATCGCGACCATCAGGCCCTCTGGGCCAGTGATGATGTCAACCTGCACGGTCTCAGTCGGGACAACGCCGGCATCGGCGAAATGCCGGGTGAGGATCGGCGTGGACGCCGGGGCGCTGGCCTTCTCGATGGCCCGCAGGAGAGTGATTGAATCAAATGGCAGAATCATTGGGGGCCTCTCTTTAGCGCAGGATCAGTTGGCCGACGACCATACCGACATTCCAGGTTTCGGGCGGGGTTACGATCGATGAAAGCTTCACGGGGCCAGCGACCAAAACCGGCTTGATCGCGGTAGCGCCTACTCCGGTGGTCACGTCCTCGAGCAGGACGCCGATCGGCGTGGCAGTGCTGAGCTTGTAGCGCACCTTGATGTTGCTCGCGCCGGTGGCAGGAGCCGTGCCGAACACGATCTGATCCACTCCGGCGGTTCCGGTGCCGCGCGAAATCGTGAAGTCGTACACGGCGGCTCCGGCGACCAGAACCTGGACTGTGGCCGGGTCAACGGCTGCACTCGTGAGGTCAAACGTGGTCGTCGACCCGTTTCCGCTCAGCGTGTCGGTCACAACCGACGTGCTCAGCGCAACAACCTGGCTGGTCGCGGTGTTGAATCCGACAACACGCCCTGCTACGAGAGTCTGGCTAGCGCCTACGGTGTAGTCGTAGACGTGGAACTGATCGCCGGCAAGCAGCTTGTAGAGCGGTGCATCGGCCTTGGTCTGGGTTTGCTGGGTGAAGTCCATTGGTTAGCCCTCAGATGAATTTGGCGATCGCGTCAACGTACTGCTCGCGCTCGTTGGTATCGGTGTTGCCGTCAGCAAGGTCGGAGAACAGGACGCTATCGGCGGGGCGCTTGGCGACGCTCAGCTTGCGCAGATCGGCGGCCACCGCGGAGAAGGTATTCTCGTCCATCGCCAGATAGGGCGCTGCAGCATCGGCAGTATGAACCCGGCCAAGGGCCGAGAACAGATCGCGTACAGCCTCATCGCGACGGGCGCGGCTGAACGCCTGCAGCGCTTCACTGGCCGATTTGGCCTCGGTGGCGAGCCGCTGGTTATCGGATTCAAGCGCGGCGATGCGCGCCAAGGCTTCTTGCAATTCCATGGTGGTCTCCAATTGTGGATCTGAGAATTCGTGCGCCATGGCCTGAGCAGATGTACCAGGATCAGCGCCTACAGGGGTGAACGATACCTCGCGGATCGTGCTGTTGCGGAACACATTCGCGGGGCCGGTGACTGAGCGGCCGTTGACCTTGATTGTTGCGCCAGGCGCTACAGCCTCTACGCTAGAAGGCTCTATCATCACGCTCATCTGCCACGGGAAGCCTGCTCGGCTCTCGGTAGCGACAGATTCGCCGTGAGTATTGCGCATCAGCGTACCGGTAGCGGTGATCTTGTCGGTGATTTCAAGGCTGGCGAATCCTGCCCGCTGGTCTGGGTCGTGCTGGACCAGGACAGGGATACGATCAGCGGCCTTGGTTGAGGCGAGATCGAAAATCACGCTGCCCCAGTACCAATGATTGCTGATAAGGTCGCCGCTGTAGGCGACGCCGGTAAAGGTCCCGGCCGCCGTATCATTGGCGTCCCCATCAACAGCAGCTTCCGCGGCAAAGCGGAAGGCTTCAGCAGGAGTTTGGCGTTTCGTGCTCATGCGGCCGATCGTACTAGACCGCGATGAGAATAAGACAAATATAGCGAATCTAATTCACAATTCGGCGATAAGAGCAAGCCTTCTGGCCTCGATAATTGCGCTGAGCCGCTCGACATCAGCCATACTGTATCCGCCAAGGATCAATACGCGCTCGATATCCTCTCTTGTCATCCGGATAAGATCGTATTGCGCACCTCGTATCGCACTCATCGGAAGCGTGCGCATAAGATCCATGACGTCTGACACGTCTGCGCCGAACGGATCGGCAAATGCGCCACCGGTGTCGATAACTACCAGCCGCCCATTAGGATGGCGCATGATGTTTTCGTCCGCGATCGACAGATTCCTCGTCAGCGCACTGGCTGTGTAGATATTGGCCAAGTCGCCCAAGTCTCTGGCTGGTAGGTCGTCGATATTGACGCGCGTCAGGCCGTCGACCCAAGCGGTAGCCACGCCTGTTACCCCGTCGATTTCGACGGTTCTAGGCCCCAGCGTCTGAGCGCCAAACTGTCCGTAGATCCGCGCGCCGGCAATATCTGCGTGGATCAGATCCGGCGAATCGTAGTTCTTGACATAGTGCTGCCGGCCGTCAGCAGCGGCATACATTCCGCCTGGCGTACTGCCACGCTGGGTGCTTGGTAATGCGCGCCAGGTTGATGGATCTTCAGAGTTCGCGATCATCTGCACTCCGTCCAATTTTTCGGCGATTGCCGGGCTCGAGTGGGCGCGCACCCTATTCATGCCGCGCTTAGTGCCGCCTCTTGGATCGCGGCATACATCGTATTCCCAGCCCGGATCTGGTTGCGGCGTCTGGCCTGTTGTCGGATCCGGCCTGGGCGCTTTTGGGGCTCCGCGCGCCATGGCCTGCGACTCTGATAGCGCAATCACCGTGCATCTGCAATTGTGCCCATTGGGTGGGCGATGAGTAGCAAAAAAAGGATCGTCGCGGCGCAGAATCATCCCATCCAATGCCGCATGGGCAGGGCGAGTACGGCTATCGTTGATCGCCGAGTACATGAGCCACGGCCTGCGCTCGGCGATTACGGCCTGCTGCTTGCATCGCCCTCTGGCATAGGCTCCCTGCAGGTTGGTGCGATAGATGTTCTCCAGCCGGTAATCCGGCAGCTCAAGCGGTATCTCTCCGCGGCGCACACGTGATTTCCACGCCTCGAAGGTCTCTCCCTGCTCGAGCGCTTGCGCCAGACTCTCCTGCACCTGCTTGAGTTGCTCTGCCTTGGAAATTCCTGCGACGCTGAAACTGTCGGCCCGCGCTACGCCTTGGATGTGGCCGTAATAGGCATCCGGCAGCACAACATCACGCGCCCGCATTGCGAGAATTGCGTCATCAAACGGGACTGGCTCAATCCGGATCGGATCAGGCACGGCTCTCATCATCCGCGTGCGCGTATCCCATCAGATCGGCGGCAAACAGGGAGCGCTCCACCAGCTCGCGGAATGCGCTGGTCTCTAGATTTGCGTCTACGGCATCGGCCAATCGATTGATGAGGTCGTCAGGATCGCGCGCCTGAGCGATGATGCGGCGCAACTCACCGGGCGGGATTGGCTGCGGCGACTGATCAATGCTGGTATCGGCGAGGTCTTCGAGAGCGTCCTGCCCGGGCGTGAACCGTGCTGCAAACGTTGTCGGCCCGCGGACGGCGCTTGCTCTGAGTGGTTGCACATCCTGCAACTGCTCGATGTCGAAGTGCTCTTCCTCGAGGTCGTAGCGGTCCAGGAAGTACTGGCGCGAGAATTTAACCCCAGCCTGCACTAGCTTGACATCGCGCTCTGCCCTGTCTGAGCCCAGATCAGTTCCGGTGTCGAAAGAGAACACAGGCGGCTCGGCGGCCGGGAAATTGAGCGCCACCAGTGCGTGGACGGCTTGATTGATCGTGTGTGCGATCATCCTCAGGTCTGCTGATCGGCGGTCTTTGCGCACCAGGTCATGCACATTGCCCAGCGCCTGGCTGCCGACGCCCTGAGTATCGGTGGTGAGAGTCTGGCCCAGAATGACTTTCTGGATGCGCTTGTCAACTGCGACGTGAAATCTGTCGAAGCTCCCGCCATCCGCTCCTGGCGCGATTGCCTCGACGGAATCATCTGACCCGACAGCCAATGATGCGGATTGTACGGCTGCTGATAGCGCATCGGCCAATGCCTTGGTGTCGCCAGGCGTTTTGCCGAGCAACATTGGCGAGCCGAACCGCTCGAGGAATCTCGCCCAAAATCTCCACCCCTGTGAGCGCAGATACCACGGCCAATAGAGGCGGCTGAGCAGTGCATCACCCTGTGGCTGGCGATAGGTCGGCCGGCGTCGGGTGAGCAGGAATTTGTAGTAGGTGTCGACCAGATCTCCTGCCGGCGGCCCACCAGCAGGCGCGACATATCTGAGCGATCCATCCCGCTGCGGCAGGAACCATTCGAACGGCTTCTCAGATGCCCGCTCGATGCGCATGCGCTCTCCGTCGCGCTTGTAGATCATCTCGATCACGCTGTAGCCGTATGGCACGGCGGCGAATGCTCCATCGATCATGGGCTCGATGTGTTTCTCCAACTCCTCCCATACGAACTCGATCACTTGGCCGTCTAGTGGCTCAAGCCGCCATGCAGTGGAGTGCACGGCAGCGACACGGGTTTCCATCGCGCCGCCAATTTCGTCATCTGCCATCAGCGCACGTAAATCGGCACGGCTCTTGCCCGACTTGATGAGGATCTCGTCTGGCTCAGGCAGGCGGATGAGCATCTCAACGAAATCATCGACAGCCTGATCGTTGACTAGTCCGCTGGTGCGCGGTGGCGTCGGTGCAGCTATGAATTGTTGCCGGCGTGTGAAGATGTCGCGGATGCCCATATCGGCCTCAGTTCTGGTAGCGCGTTTTGCGGCGCTCGAGAATTTCCAAGAGCTTACCAGAATCCATCCGGCAGATCAGCTTGCCGTTATGGGGCGTTGGCAGGCAGCGTTCCATGGGCAGCCCGAGTTCGATCAGCGCGCTGGGCAATCCAGTCACCTCTGCTGTCGTATGGCCGTCATCATGCAGCCCCTTGACGTAGGCAATCGTTTCGAGCAATTCATCGTGTGAGATCATCACCATTCTCCCTGATTGCCTCTACCCATTACCGCGCGATCGCTGCGGCGCCAACCAACTCTCTGCCGTGCTGAGCCCATATTGTGGCGAATCCGCCATAGTAGTCCATGTGCGCGCCTACATCCTCCATCTCATCGACCAAGCGCTCCAGGCGGCTGGCGATTTCTGATGGTGTTGACGGGAGGAAGGTCATGAGGTTACTCCTCAAAGGTTATGAAGTTGGTTCTATGAAGATTCGGTTATGTTATCAGTGCCATATCCAGATCCTCAGATCCAGCCAAGCTCCAGCAGGCGGTTGTAGACCTGCTGTCCTAAAATCGTGTACCCGGCCGAATTCCAGTGCACCGCATCGGTCCGCAATGATGTCGGGACCACGCCGTTCGACATGTCCGTGATGTCCTGGGAAGTCGGGGGGATCCCCGCATCGGCCAAGCCAAACTCTACCAAGTACTTCCGGATGGCGATGAACCGCCGCCCGAATTCGTCGTGCCACAACGCATCATCCGCATCACTGGATGTCGGTTTGGAAATCACTAGCCAGCGCTTGTCTCCGGCTGACATGTGCTGAATGATTGCACGCGCATCATTGCGCGCGCGGACCTCGGAAGGCCCGTTCTGCCCTATCCATATGATATAGATGTCACCACGGCGAGCTTCCGAGTAATCGGTCCTGAAGGGCTCGGGGCGAGCGCATACCACAGCACTTCCGGACGTCGTCCTGGTGAACGTGTAGACACCAGCGGAATAGCTGATCGTCCCCGGAATCCCCTTGAGAGCACCGTCCATGGTGCCACCAGGGATCCCGTCTCCAGAGATGAGCGGTGCGACGGCCGCGGAATTGATCGGACGGAAGGTGATCGTCACCCCACCGGATGCGGGAATATTGCCCCCATCCACGTCGACGATGAACGGCGTCGCGCCACTGCGCGCTGTGATCGTTACGCTAGTCTCTCCGCCTACACCGGAATTGCGCACGGTCCCCGGTTTTCCCGCGCCAACCAACTTGGATTGCAGCACGCTAGGGTAGGACGTACTCCCCCCGACGGTCATCGAATCTCCAAAACATACAATGTCCGGTCCAGATACTGTGTACAACATGGTATCCCCTTCAACTCCAGAGGTGGCGCCTTCAATTTCCCAGAGCGCGCTTTCGATCATTAAATTCCCCGCTTACAGGGCCACCAGCTTTTGCAGTTCGGCGTCGCTGAGGAGGATACCGTTGTACTCTTTGAACGACAATATCTGCCCGCCCCACTGCTCAACCGAGTTCCAATATGACCCAATATTCAACGTCGTCACCGGAGGCAGCGCCCCCGCGGTATCCGTCAGCGCAGCTACTCCTCCGGTTACAGCCAAGGCAAAATTATTCGCTGCCACGGCGAATGCGGCTTTGAACCGCGTGCCGCCTGTGATTGCCGAGCTAGTCAGGGAGGCCACATTGACTACACCGGCGACGACGTGCAACGTAATGGCGTTAGTATTGGGGTTTCGACGGACATCGACCCGGTTGCTGACAGAGCCATCATGCAGGGTAAGCAACCTAGTGAATGCCGCCGTAGTATATAGCGGCATAATCGCCTCGATCACTGCCGAATACATCCCCCCCTGGATCGTGCGCGGGGCGGTCAGAAGGTCTTTCGTCCGGGTAACCTGCGGACCATCCGATGGGATGTAAGTCGATAGGAGGGTTGGCTCTAATTGGAAGCCGCCGATGTCGACAGATTGCCCGGAAGTCGCACAGCGCGGCTGGGTGAATTTAGAATTGTTCCCTGAGGCGTTGTCGGTCACCGAGCACCATAACCGATAGTACCCAGGGAACTCGATGGCGCCGAATTGCCCGACCCCCTCTGTCCGGGTCACCGCGCCCGTCGAGGCATTGATCTGCACGGTGGTATAGATCGGTGTCGTGCCCCCTTCGAGCCCTATCCGGATCTCGAACACCTTGCTGGTGGCGGATTTTGCCACGGCCCCATGAGCAAACCACTGCGTGCTGCCCGACGTATGCGCCACGGTCTGGCGGCGTCGATCATTGGTGCCATCGGACGCGAGCCGGTCGAACTTGAGATTGCCGAACTGGTCAGTCGCGACGTTGGGCGTCACGGCGCCGTTGTTGCTCGGAGCGTCCCATACAGCGTTGTCCAGCGCCTCCGGGAACTGGAGCAGGTTAGTGGCGTCGGGCTCTATCACGATTCCCCGCGATACCCCCGTCAATGGATCGTGCGTGAACCGCGGGATGTTGGGGCCGACGATTTCCAGCAGGCCATCAGGTTTGCCCCTGGTAGACACCGCCCCGGTACGCGTAAACGTCAGGCCGCCGGACAGACCGATTGGCGTCAGAGAGTTGGAAGTGAACCGGTACCCGCTAGGGATATTGGTCTCGATCTCCCAAAGGTTACTGGCGAGCAGCGTCATGCGATGATCTCCCAAGAGCCGGGGCTGCCGCCGGAAAGGCGGATGCCCGTTACTGCCCCTTTGAGCCGCCCCTCAACGAGGCCCGTGACTGTCCCGGCAACCCACTCAGTCCAGATGGCGGTGCCCGCCCAGATGTCGGCCTCCGGAGAGGTCGTGTACTCGACCGCGCGGCCGGGGTCAGTGAAGCCGAAGAGACGGACGGTGGGGAGTGCCTCATATGGAATGAGGATTTCGGACGACGCCTGATTCTGCGCCAGCGTCTCCTTGAACTCCCGCCGTACCTGCGTGCCCTGTGATTCGTATCCGTTGAGCCGTATCGTCGCCATTTTCTCTCTCCGATCAGATTGGGTCGCCGCTGAGCACTCGGATCAACTCCTCGCGCGGGATCATGAGCACGCCGAGGTAGCGCATTGCCTGGATTGATCCGTCGCCGATCCGGCGATAGATTCTGTGGATTGCGGCGGTTTCGGATATATTCAGGTACTGCGCCACGATGCCGGCGGCCTCGCGCACATACAGCCTGGGCTTATCCGGGATTTCCGGCAGATCCTGAGGCACATATCGTTTAGGCGGCCGCATCCTCGACATAGTACCCCTTAGAATTCAGTCTTGCCCGCAACTGCAGGCGCTTGCCTCCGCACTCTATCAGGATACAAGCTGATAAGCAAAGCATCGGCAAGGTCTGGGCTGCGTCCGAGTCGGCCAGGCTTTTTCAGCTCGTCCTTGCTCTCGATCCTGAGCCGGCCGCTGGAGTCGAACGAGTATTTAGGCGTCGCCAGTTCGCCGGCAAGCTCCTCGGCGATCTCGCGGTCCAGTCCGGCGAAGCTGGGCTGCTCATCCCTCAGCCATGCTCTGCCGGCCAGCCACATCCAATCCCGCACATTGAGCGGGATCATCTGGTCATCGTGGCCCCATGGCTGCTCTCGAGGTGCGCCGGCGCCCTCGTTGACCTCGACCACGTGTTCTCCTTGCTCCATTAGGCGATCCGCTATGCCGGCGAATCCAGCGGTGCCTACCCAAATCCCAGCCGCGTTGTATTTTCTGCGCATGATCGAAGCACGGCCGCATGTCGCCATCGTGTCTTGCTTGGCCGTGATCTCGGCGGCCAGGATGTTGCGCCCGCGTCTTGCCATGATCACAGTTCGATCATCTCCGAATCGTGCCGGGTCTACGCTGATGCGTGTCTCGCACGATTCGATATGCGGGTCCCGGTCGATTGCCGACTCGGCCCACTCCAAGGAGATGAGCACGTCGTCGCCATGGACAGGGAATTCGCCATCGGCGCGGACCCGGACAATGTTGCTATCCTCGCCCCATCTGGCCACGAGCCTGACGCGGTAATCTGGATCTGCCAGCGGGCTGTCTGATGTCCTGAAATGCAGCGTCGTGAATTGGTGCCGGTCCCTGTTGTGGCTGCGGAAGAAATATCCGCTCGTCCTGACTGGGTTGCCGGCCATGATCAGACGTGACCCGTGGCCGCTCAATGCGCCCTCGGCGACCTCGTATACCAGATCAGGCACGCCGCTGGCCTCGTCAATCACAAACATCAGCCGGCCGGTATCAGCGCCCTCGACGATCTGGCGCGTTTGCCCGTCCTCCGACACCACGATATTTCCGGCATGAAATCCCTGCAGGGCGTCAGGGCTTGTCTTGCTGCTGGTTCTGGCAGCGGCGAACCACTCTCCAGGGGCGCTGCGATCCTGCAAGCGATCGCGGATCAGCCGGAATAGTGACCCCAGCCATAGGCGCTGGTGGTCTCCTCTCCTTTGGCTGTGCTCGTGGCTGCGGCGCATCCATAGGCCGAGTTCGGCCCATAGCACGTCACGGAGCTGAGCGGCCGTCGGGGCTGTGCATGGGATGCGGCTGTAATCTCGGGTCTCTAGGAACCAGAATATACACCAGGCCAATGAGCTGGACTTACCGGTGCCGTGTCCGCTGCGGATGCTAACCTTGGCTCCATCAGGCGCGATCGAATCCAGCAGTCTGCGCTGTTGATGGGTAGGCGTAACGCCGATGCGCTCGACGACGTACCGGCATGGATCCTCGGCCCACTGTGCGCGTAGGGCGTGATAGGCGGCAAGTTCATCGGCGAGCCGCTCATCACGCACTCACGGGTCCTTGGCCTGCAGCAGGGATGCGAGGCCGCCGCCCTCGTACTGGGCGGATCCGTCAGGATTGGTTGGAGCCACCTTTGTCGGCGCGTCGAGACCGAGCATCTTGGCGCGGCGTTCCATGATCTTGAGCGCCTTGTCTATCGCTTGCGGCTCGCCATCTGTTGCGCCAGGCCATAGGGCACGTAGCAATTCGTCGAGGCGCTCGAGCTCTAGCGTCCTGATTTCCTCTGCTTCTTCCTTTGTCTCTTTTATGATCGAATCAATCCCGTCCCGCACATACCTGAAGCACGTTTGCGCGCTAACACCAATGCGTTCGGCTATCATGGAATAGCTATAGCCCTGCCGCCGCAGGTCAAGTGCTTCCCTCTGCCTTTCAGCAGCGATCAGTCTTTTCTTGCTCGTCTCGTTTTTTGCCGCCATAACGTTGTTAATGTATCACCAGGTTTGGCTATTAGTCCATGAAATAAGGCCGTTCGTGATTTTCTCGATATTTCTCACCGCGCCAAGACCGAGTTGGTCCATTCCAACAACTCCTCCTGGGAGCCGAACCGGCGCTGAAATTCCTCCGGGCCTGCGTGGTAAGAGATTCCCCAGCCATCGCCTACATGGTGACGCATGCACAATGGAATCGTGTGTTCCCAGCTGGCGCGCTGTCCCATGCCGCTCCAGGGATGACCGCGTAGGTGGTGTATCTGCGGCGGCGTATGGACACCTAGAGTCCGCTGGCACACGCAGCAGCCAAGGCGGACCAGGGATTCGTAGCGGGATTTCTCGTCCTTGTTCATCCGATTAGTCTATCTTGGCGCTGCGCGTTTTCGATGCGCTCGCAGGCGATGTCGAAGTATTTGCGCTCGATCTCGATGCCGATGAACTTGCGGCCCAGGTTCATGCAGGCGACGCCAGATGGTCCGCTCCCCATGAACGGATCACAAGCTAGTTCTGGCATTCCAGCCTGTTTGATGCACCACTCCATGAGTGCTACTGGCTTTTGCGTCGGGTGTACGCGCTGAGTCCCTCGCTCGCTATCTCTGAGCATCCCGTTCCACATGTGCTTGAACATCCGTACCGCGCCGGGAAGGTTCGTCCATGCAAGTTCGCAGTCAGCGAAATCTCCACTGTTGATCTTATCCCATACCAACCATTTAGATGACGCTGGAAGTCCGTAGTAGTTCCCGCCCCATAAAATCACCTTTGGGGCTGACGCAAGAACTATAGACAGCAATTGCGCGTCAATTGGGCTATCGTCCCAATT